CAGTATTCGATAAACTTTATGATAAGGTGATGGTTAATGAGAACTTTCCTTTTGCGGACGAAGCAGCAGAAGATGATCTCGATGCACTTGGATTAGCAGATGCAGAAACAGATGCAGAGGCTGGAGACGGTGACGATGAAGTAACAATTACTTTAGACAAAGAAATGGCACAGCAATTATGCGACGTTCTTAAAGCTGCATGTGGTGATGAAGACGGTGATGGAGATGAAGTAGATTTTGAAGTGGAAGCTCCAGAAGATATGGAGGGTGTTGAAGATTATGAGGAAGATGAAGAAGGTACACCTACTGCAATGAATACTCACTATAATGACGGTAAGAACAACAAAGTAGGCAATCTTAAAGCTAAAGGAGCAGCTTCTGCAAAAGGCGCTTCTGGAAAAGTTGATCCGGGTTCAGCAATGAACACACATTATAACGATGGAAAGAACAATAAAGTCGGTAATCTTAAAGCTGGTCAAGGCGCTTTCGAATAAAGAATAACAAAGCTTAACAATAAAATAAAGCCTGGAGGTACGCCTCCGGGCTTTTTTTAATAAATATAGGTATGAAAAGCTTTAAAAAATTTTTTGAATACTATCAGGGAGAAAAGCTTTTAAAATTTAAAGTGGGTAATAAAGATCCCAATAGACTTGGTTTTGATAAAAAGCATTTGACTACACAGAGTAAAGATTATTCGCATAAAAATCACCATGTGAATAACTTATTAAGAGGTTCCGCGTCACAAATTAAATTAATGGGCCTACCTCTTCAACAACTACTTAATGATTATGAAGTAGATTATGCACCTGGTCAAATAAAAAGCCTAGGAAACTCTAATATAGAGTGTAAAATGTATGAGGATGAAGAAGGTAATAGTTGTGGAGTATTAAACAAAAAATAATATGTCGATCTGTAATGAAAATAGGTTAAATTGTACACCAGAAGAAGTTCTAGCTGCTACGGCTATACCCTCCTGCGGTAGGCTTGTTAACCCGTCCAATTTACAAGCAGAGCAATTAGTGTATGACCAAGCTTTTAATGACCTTATTAATAATTTTGGATTACCAGTAGATTACTATATCAATACTTTTAATCTATCAGCTGCAGATTTATTATATGGTGAAGATACAACCAAAAAGTTTCAAGGGCCTTTATCTGGGATTCAAATGTATGTTGAATTAGATGATAGTGCAATTAATTTATCGAAATTCGGTTTTGATGCTGGAGATGAATTTACTGCATATGTGCATATAGATACTTTTACAACTGCAGCATCTGCATATTTTGATTATTCTTCTGTAGGGCAATCTATTGAACCTAAGGCAGGTGACGTAATAGATTTAACAGTATTAGGTTGTGATAGGCCTAATGATAGGGGGTCTGTTCTTTATGAAATTACTGAAAGGATGGATCAAGATCTCACAGCACTTAACCCAGTCTTAGGACATTATGTCTACAGATTGAGAGGTAAGCGTTATGACTTCTCATTTGAAAATGGATTGTCTGCAGAAAGGGCAAATGAGCAGATTTACGATAATTCATTTAGTGGTACTCTCTCAACAACACTAGTAGATCAACTAACTTCAGACGGTAAGACTTACCCCACAGAAGAAGAGCCTTATGACATTGACGTAGTGTCAAAAGAGGATGTTTTTGATATGAGTGCTAATAATACCGATATATACGGTGATTATTATTAATAGTTAGATAAATATGTATAATGGCTGACTCTTCAACATCTTCAGGTCAAAATAGATCGTATGTAACAAATGATGGACGTGCTTCAACTTTTGGAAGAAGTTTAGTTCAATATATTCAGAATAGACTTCCATACGCTGGTAATACAGAAGACGATTCTTTAAATCCGAAATATAAGATATTTAAACAAACGGGAATGAGAAGAGCTGATGCTCTTGTTAAGTCTTCTGTATCTTCTTCTAATCCTTATAATTCTACACCAATAGGTGATTTTGGTAAGGATACTTCATTTGGAGATGTAATGTACGCTAGCTTATCACCAGATAAGCCAGGTAGATTACGTGATTATAAAATAATGGCAGCATACTCTGAAGTGTCAGATGCTTTAGATGAGATATGCGATGAAATTATTAATGTAGATGATAGTGGTGATGTTGCTAAATTGTTGTATGATAATATCGATCTTTCAATTGATGAGAAAAGTGAGATTGATAAAGAGTTTAGTAAATTTATTGAGTTCTTCGACCTTAAAAATAAAGGATGGTCGTTCTTTAGACAGTTACTAGTAGAAGGGGAAGTGTTCTTCGAATTGATAGTACATGAGAATTATACAAATGAGGGTATATTGGGTGCTATTAATATACCTTCGGAGATAATTGACCCTGTATATAATAACATTCAAAACATGCTCGTAAAGGGATATGTATATAAAAAGCCTATTTTTAGTATTACTGATCCAGCGAAGGTAGAAAAGACAGAGATGATTCCTATGGAAGAGAATCAGGTAATATATGTTAATTCCGGTGTTTATAATGAAACGAAAAACTTTGTTACACCATTCTTAGAAAATGCTAGAAGACCTTACCGTCAACTTTCACTTATTGAGGATGCTATAGTCATTTATAGATTAGTCAGAGCTCCAGAACGTTTAGTGTTTAACGTTGATGTAGGTAATATGGCGCCTCCTAAAGCTGAAGCATATTTAAGAAAGTTAATTCAAAACTATTGGTCAAAGAAAACATTCGACAATGATCAAAGTAGTGTGGTAAATAAGTTTAACCCACAATCAATGCTCGATGCTTTCTGGTTTGCAAAGCGTCAAGGTTCAGAAGGTACGTCAGTAACCCAGTTACCAGGAGGTGCTAATCTCGGTGAGTTATCTGACTTAATGTATTTTATTAAGAAGCTATATAGAGCTCTTAAAGTACCTTCTACAAGATTAGATCCTGCTGATCAAGCTTCAGCTGATGGGTCTACCATGTTAAGAGAAGAGCTTAAGTTTGCTAAATTTGTAGTTAGACAACAGCAAAGATTTGCTGCAGGTATTAAGAGAGGATTCTACACTCATTTAAAAATGAGAGGTATTATCGATAAGTACGATATAACTGAAAATAATTTAGAGGTTATTTTTAACGTACCTACTAACTTCTACGAATTAAGAGAAAATCAAAAGCTTGAGCTCAAAGCTGCTAACTACAATAATTTAGCTGCGAACGAATTTGTCTCAGCAACCTACGCTCAGAAGAAATATCTTGGATGGAAAGATAAAGATATTCTTGCTAACAGAGAGTTCTTAAGAAAAGATATGGAGCTCCAATGGGAATTATCTCAAATACAAAACGCCGGACCGTCATGGAAAGAGGCTGCTGCTGCAGAAAATATGGCTGCTGAGCCTGGTGCCGGCGGTGAGGGTGGTGGGGTAGCAGCAGGTGATGTTGGTGCTGATGGAGGTGTACCTGAGTTTGGCGGAGGTGAAGCTACAGAGGGTGATATACCTGACGCTGCTGACGCTGCTGAACCAGTTGAACCAGCTGCTGAGGTTTAATTACCGTCATCAAAGATTAATACCATTCTTGGACCTGTTTCAAGAATTTGTATCAACGTACCACCGGATGGTACGGTTGCTGTCATAAATGTAGAAAGGTATGCTGCGGACATTGGGCCGCCAGTTACGGAAGGGACTACTGTTGCTGAAAGTGCCATATCAATATTTAATATAAAGCATATTTTTTTCTCCTATATTTTTATTTTTGTACGACTAAATAATGGTATGGCTCTAGCGTGTGAAATTACCCCCCTTTCGGCTTTTCTATCAACAAATTTAAATAATAAGATTGAAACTTTCGATAGGTTAGGTGATAGAATTAAAAGATCCTTAGGATTTCCTCTCGTTTCTTTAGAGATTCATACAGACCAACTTAGGGAGAATATTCAAATTGCAGTAGAATATTTTACAAAATACGCAGGCTATACTAGAGAGTATATGATATTTGATTCTGATTTATATGAAACAAATAAAGGTATTCGTTTAGATCTATTGTATACCCTAGCCAATACAGATCTTGATAGTAACGCTAAGAAAGTAGCAGGTACAAATCCTAGAGGGCCAAGTGTAGAATTTTATGGTGAGACGCCAGAGTCTATATTTACAGCTACTTCCTCTATATTATCTTCAGCGTTTGCAGCATCAACTACTCTTTCTTCTACGTTTACTGATGGTATAGACCAGTTTGAATTGTTTGATAAGACCCTTTATAGTACTATTACATCGTTTAATACTTCTTTATCCTCTTCGTTTAAAGAAAATAGAAGAAAAACTCTATCTATGGAAGGTACCTCTACTGATGCTACTACCTTTCAAAATGTATATGATTACGATGTAATGGATTATAGGAAAGTTATGTCCGTTACAGACTTTGAACAAGGTTCATCCTCCGGTATTAATACATTATTTACTTTGGAGCAGACATTAGCCCAACAGACATATTTTAGTTATGCATTAGGTAACTACGGGTTTGATTTAGTATCTTGGTATTCACTTAAAGAGTGGATGGATACAAGAGAGAAAATGCTAGCAATAAGGAAGGACATACAGTTTGATGAACGTACGCAGTATTTAACAATGTACCCGCAACCTAAGTTAGAGAGATTTTATGGTGTTATATCGTGTTATCTTGAGAGACCTATTAGAGATATTATTAAAGAGCAGTGGGTGTATGAATATGCTTTAGCGTTAAGTATGATTACGATAGGAAGAGTAAGAGGTAAGTTTGGTAGTGTTAATCTACTTGGAGGCGGCTCTCTAAATGCAGATATGTTAAGTGAAGGTTCTACTAAGAAAGCAGAGCTAGAGCAAAAACTACTAGAAGGTTCATCACCAGGTATGGGTGATAATGATCCTACTTTATTCTTCGTTGGGTAATGAAAAAGAGACCAAAATGGAGACAAGGGGAGTTTGTACCAAATAATAAAGAAAAGTTTATAGGTTTAAAAGCTACATATAGATCAGGTCTAGAGTTAAAGTTTTTTAGATTCTGTGATAATAATAAAAACGTACTAAAATGGGGTAGTGAAAATGTTATTGTACCATATACTAGTCCACTAGATGGTAGAGTTCATAGATATTATGTTGATAACTATGTAGTAATAAAAGAGGGAAATGATATTAAGAAATACTTAGTAGAGATTAAACCATCTAAACAAACCAAACCACCGCAGACAAAATATAGAAAAAAGCAACACCTTATATACGAGCAAAAAAATTATGTTATTAATCAAGCTAAGTGGGAAGCAGCTAAAAAGTATGGCAAAAAGAGGGGTTTAACCTTTATTATACTAACAGAGAAAGAATTAATTTGACTTTTACGTTACTATTGTATAAATAATTGTATGTCTCTTAAGCTTAATTTGGTTGTTGAAAAGCCAGACGTCTCCGACGAGTTCGAATATATCGAAGAAGAAACTAATAAAA